CATTGCCGCCCGCAACCTGCCGGAAGGCATGCCCAAGTGGGAAGGTCGGGAAGCCTTCACCCATGCCTTCGATGACGAGGGCGCGCTGATCGTGAACTTCAACGGCTAGTTCTCACCGGCCCCGATACGGCCCGGCGTCCCTATTTTCAAGGGAAAACGCCGGGCCTTTCTTTTGAATACTATATGGAGATCAGCAAATGAATGTAACCGTCATTTCTGAATACGGCATGGAAGAAGCCTTGCTTGGTCTGGGCCTGTCCTTCGGAAAGACAACAGGTAAAAGCCATCTTCATGTAAGGCATGAAGAGGCCCTGTATACTCCGTTATTGGGACGGGCCGCGAAGCTCTCCGGTCTTGGCGGCGGGCATGACAAGTTCCTGCGTATGCTCATGGTCACGCTGGACATCACAGCTCCGCTGTACTGGTGGAAGGAATTCGACACCTACAAAGTCGGCACGGTGGTCCAGAGCGAAAGTACCATGCACACGCTGATGCAAAACAAAATAGTCCCGGAAATGTTCGAGGGCCGTCTCAGTGATGCCCTCTGTGTCTTCCTGGATAAATGGCGTGAAGAAGGTGACTTCGAAATGCTCAACAAACATCTTCCTCACTCCTTCCTTCAGCGCCGCATCGTGATGACCAACTACGCAGTCATCCAGAACATTCTGGAACAACGCAAAGGGCACAAGCTGCCGGAATGGAAACTGTTCTGCGCTAGGGCAATCGCGGGATGCAGACATACCAGCGTACTTTGTCCTTCTCACAGTGGGGAGAATGCCAATGCTTAAACAATCTCCCCGTCTTCTGATTGACGCCGATGTGCTGGCCTATCAGGCATGCGCTGGAGCGGAAAAGATCATCTGCTTCGAGGAAGATTCCTGTTTCCCCCTGTGCAGCCTTACGGACGCTCTTGCGTCATTCAACTTCAAGCTGAACTTCATCACGGAAACCTTGGGCAGCAATTCCTTCTGGCTCTGTTTCTCAGATGAAACAGGCAACAACTTCCGCCGAAGCCTGTTCCCCCAATACAAAAGCAATCGTACCGGCAAGCCGAAGCCGGTTGCTCTGCGGTTCCTTCGTGAACACCTCCTGAAAGAGGACAAGTACACGTTGCTCGTTCCCCATCTTGAGGCCGATGACGTTATGGGCATTCTTGCCACGCAAGGCAACAGAGAAACCATCATCGTTTCCATCGACAAGGACTTGCGTTCCATCCCCGGTAAATTCTTCAATCTTGGTCGCCCCGAAGACGGCGTTCAGGAAATCAGTGCTGAAGACGCCGATCACTGGTTCATGATGCAGGCCCTTATGGGTGACGCTACGGACGGCTATCCCGGCTGCTCCAAGTTCGGCCCGGCCACGGCGGCGAAGGCGTTGAGCGGGGTTCCCCGGACTATCAAGGATATGTGGCCTGTGGTGCTGGCGGCTTATGAAAAGGCCGGGTTCGGGGAAGAGTATGCGTTGCTCATGGCCCGCATGGCCCGGATTCTCAGAGAGGAAGATTACGATTTCAGGAAACACGAGGTCAAACTATGGGAACCGAAATAAGATGCACTACCTGTCTGGATCGAATGACAGACCCGTGGGATGATCCGTGCAGCTATTGTAAGGAAAATAGCGAATGGAGTCCCGGCTACCCTCCCCAAATAACCGCAGACCAGACATCCCCCACCCATTATACCCGCTGGAAGATTCAGCCGATTGACTTCATTACGGCCAATAACATCGACTTCCTTCGCGGCAACATCATCAAATACATCCTGCGCTATGACGCCAAGAACGGACTTGAAGACCTGAAGAAGGCCGGGGCCTATCTTGAGAAGCTCATAGCGAAGGTTCAACAGGAGAACGATCATGTTTAAAATTTCTTTCCTCGGCTTGCTCGGCATCATCTTCATCGTTCTGAAGCTCACCGGGCATATTGCCTGGTCGTGGTGGTGGGTTACGGCTCCGCTGTGGGGCGGCTTTGTGTTGCTCATTGCCGTCTTCATCACTGTCTATGTACTGACGAATCATGTTATCAAATATGGTGGCAGGGCAAACTTCTAATGTCTGCTCAATACAAAGACCACCTTTGCTCCGTGGCCGAGTTTATGAAGGCAATGCGGCAGCGTGTGGGGCAGGGATGGGATGACGCGGAAGGGATATGCCTTGGCCTGAATCTCATTGCTGAGGAATACGGCGAGCTGGAGGATGCCTGCCATGATCTGCTGTCAGCGGGTCAGGATATGCCTCGTCGTGAGGCCGTCGCCAAGGAACTGACCGATCTCCTTTACGTCGCCTACTGGCTGTCCGCACGTATCGGCATTGATATTGATGCGGCCTTTCGTGAAGTTCACAAATCCAACATGAGCAAGCGCGGACCTGACGGAAAGGCCCTCATACGTGAAGACGGAAAGGTGATGAAGGGACCGAACTACGTTCCCCCGGACCTCTCGTACATCGTCAAAAGCGTTCCCGTTTCCCTCTGATCCACACGCATAATCGTTACAGGAGAAAATATCGCAATGAACAAACCCACCATGTACATCATGCTTGGCCTGCCCGGTTCCGGCAAGTCCACCTACGTCAACACTCACTTCGTTCCTTCCGGCGTTCAGGTGCTCTGTGCCGACGATCTCCGCATGGCCCACGGACACAAATTCTATGGTCCGCTGGAGCAGCAGATTCACGGCATGCTCTACACCCTGGCCCGCGCCCATATGCTGCGGGGGCTTGACGTGGTGATTGACGAATGCACGGTGCGCACCTCCTACGTCCAGCGCTGGTCTCGCCTGGCCGAGGACATGGGCTACAACATCAAGGTGATTCACCTGAAGACGCCCAAGGAAATCTGCATTGAACGGCGCAGGGTCGCCACTCCGGACTTCCCTCTGGATATCATCAGCACGAAAGAACGTGATCTGATCCGCAACCTGCCGGACATCAAGGCCCTCCTGCGCGAAGGCGAATATGTGGAGGTGGCCTGACCGTGCCGCTGTATCTCCCCCAGACCTACGATAAAGGCTTTGTTGCCCTGATCGAAAGGCTCCGTAAGAAATATCCTGCGGAGCTTTTTCTTTTGGAGGGCATCCATGAGACGCAGCTCGACATCAACCACACCAGCAGGGAATACTTCAGGGCAACGCACCGCAAGGGTTCGGCCACGGCTGATCATTCCATCGACCCCAACGCCAATGTCGCCGGGCGGGATGTCATAACCTTCAATTATGAAGTGCCCAAGCCGTTGATGAAGCTGAATTCCCTGTACAACTTCTGGCAGTCCCTCCGGAGGTGCGTGTCTGCTGAAACAGCGGATGAGGCGATTGAAGCCGAAATAAGCGGCTTGCTCTATATCAATGACAGTTGGGACATCGGACGCCCGTACTGCTTCAACTACTCGACGCTGGACATTGCCCTTGAAGGGCTGAAAATGGGCGGGCGTCTGAATATTGTGCCCCCCAAAAGTCTTTCCACCTTACTGCGTCAGATCGAACAGTTCACGGTTTATGCCGCCAACAGCACCCTTGGTGCCACTGGCCTGGCCGACATGCTCATTGTGGTCTCCCGCTATGTGGACATGATCCTGGAAGACTTCAAGGACAGCGGGGCCTACTACGACAACCACGCCTGCGTAGGCACCGACAGGAAAGAGGTCTGGACATACGTCCGCGAATGTCTGACTTCCCTTATCTACACTCTGAATTGGGAATTCCGGGGAAACCAGTCTCCGTTTACCAACGTGAGCATCTACGACACCCCCTTCCTTGAAAAGCTCCTGCCGTCCTATGTCATCCAGGGAGCCGCCCCCGATATCGCCACGGTGAAGGCTGTGCAGGAAATGTTTCTGGACTGCTTCAACGAAGTTCTGTCCCGTGACCCTGCCACGTTCCCGGTGGTGACTGCCTGTTTCTCTCTGGCCCACGATGAGCAGGAAGGTAAGCATATCGCTGATAAAGCCTTCCTGCGTATGGTTGCCAAGAAGAACCTCAAGTACGGTTTCCTCAACTTCTATATTGGCGAGACCAGCACCCTTTCGTCTTGCTGCCGTTTGCGGTCGAACACCAACGATCTCGGCTATGCCAATTCGTTTGGGGCTGGCAGCACCAAGATCGGAAGTCTTGGTGTGTGTACCCTCAACCTGCCCGCACTGGCGCGGGAGGCGAATACGGAGACCGCTGAAGAAGGAAACGCCTCCGCTCTTGGTGCCTTATGCCGCAGCCTTTCCAGGATGGTCTGCCTTTCCTCTGCCATCAATGACGCCAAGCGTACCTTCATCAAGGATCGCATTGAGCGGGGGAGCCTGCCTCTTTACTCGCTGGGCTTCATGGATTTGAAGCACCAGTATTCCACCTGCGGCTTCACCGGCCTGTACGAAGCACTCA